CTCTTGAAGACGCTTTGATTGACATCAGCACGTTTACAGACGATCGCGGACTGACTATCTCTGTTAACGCAACAAAACTTGTGGTTCCACCACAGCTTGTTTTCGTTGCTGACAGGATTCTGAACAGCCCCGGAAGGTCTGGCACTGCTGACAACGATATCAACGCGATTGCGAACACTGGGGTACTTCCCGGTGGTTACACGGTCAATCACTATCTGACTGACCCTGACGCATTCTTCTTGTTGACTTCGGTTACCGAAGCAGGAGAAGGCTTAAAGATGTTCCAGCGTACAGCGATGGAAACTTCTATGGAGCCAGACTTCAGCACTGGTAATATTCGGTACAAGGCAAGGGAGCGTTACTCTTTTGGCCATTCTGATTGGCGTGGAGTTTACGGCTCACAAGGCGCGTAATCCAAACCGCACTAAGAAAGAGGGCTTCGGCCCTCTTTTTTTTGCTTAAATATGTGTGTACAAACATTTGCATAACGACACGGGATAGTTGTATAATGGCCTTGCTTTCAACAAACAAGGAATGGATACGATGGAATTAAATCTTAATTGGTCAGAAGAAACAGTACATACAGACGGACGTTTCGTCAGTACTGCTTTACCTACCCAAGAATTTTGGCAGGTATGGAGAGAGAAGAAAGCAGCAGTCAAGGCTGCTGGATATTCTGTTCGCAAGATCGACAACGCATGGGTTGTAACCAGATACCGCGACAACGTAGAAGCTATCCAAGACTCTCAAGCAACTTCATCTGAGATAGACGTACCGGTTCCAGAAGGTCTTGACTACCTTCCCTACCAGAAAGCAGGTATCAATTACGCATTGCAAAGAAACTCTGTTTTGATCGGAGACGAGATGGGCCTTGGCAAAACTATTCAGGCGATTGGCGTAATGAATGCTACTAACCCAGAAACTGTTTTGGTTGTTTGCCCTGCTTCATTGAAGATCAACTGGAAAAACGAAATGACTAAATGGTTGGTTGCTGATCGTGACATCCAGATTGTTAATGGTGGCGGCGAGCAGATCCCTACTAACCCTGACGTTGTTGTAATTAACTACGATGTTTTAACCAAGCATCAAGACGCAATCAACTCTAGAACTTGGGATCTGGTTGTAATGGACGAAGCTCACTACATCAAGAATGGCAAAGCAAAAAGAACCAAGGTTGCTGTTAACATAAAAGCCAACAGAAAAGTTGTGTTGACCGGCACCCCTATCACTAACAGACCAATTGAGTTACAACCAATTGCCGCTTACTTGGACCCTGCTAACTTCGGCAACTTCTTCAAGTTTGGAGTTCGTTACGCTGGCGGTTATCAAGACAGATTCGGATGGCACTGGGACGGCGCGTCAAATCTTGACGAGCTACAAAGAATACTTCGTCAGTCATTCATGATCCGCAGAAAGAAGGACGAGGTTCTTAAAGATCTTCCTGAAAAGGTTAGACAAATTATTGTTTTGCCTAGCAAGGATTATGGTGATCAGCTTGCAAAAGAGTTCGACAGCTTGTCAGAGGCTGCGTCAGAAACCTCATCAGAAGACATCAAGTTTGAGCAGATGTCAGAAGTTAGACATGAAACTGCTTTGGCAAAAGTAGCAGATGTGGTTGCTCACTTAGAATCTGTCGATCATCAAGTTGTAGTGATGGCTCACCACAAAGACGTAGTTGAAGGCATCAAGGATGGCCTAGAAGAAGCTGGCAAGTCAGTGGTTACTCTTACCGGCGACTGCAACCAAGCTCATAGGCAGCATGCAGTAGAAACCTTTCAGGCTGGAAACGCTGATGTTTTTATTGGAACCATTGGAGCTGCTGGAGTTGGAATCACCTTGACTTCTGCAAGCCATGTGGTTTTTGCAGAAATGGATTGGGTCCCCGGCAACATGAGTCAGGCAGAAGATCGTTGTCACAGGATTGGTCAGCAAAACTCAGTGCTTGTACAGCATTTGGTTGTTGACGGTTCGATCGACGCCAGACTTGCATCAGTTCTAGTCGGCAAGCAAAGAGTGTTGGACAAAGCTCTTGATGACGTTGTTGTGCAAGACGAGATTAGCATCGAAGATATTGCTTTAGACGTTGAGGCGGTTGAAAAGGTGTTTGCTACAAACACCAAGAAGAAATCACAACCTAAGCCGTTTTCACCTGAAGTTGTAGAAGCGTTGCGAGAATGTGCGGTAAGATTGTCTGACGCATGTGACGGCGCCTTCGAGGTTGATGGATCTGGGTACAACAAAGTAGACACTGGATTTGGTCACTCTCTTGCTCACCAAGAAGATTGGTCACCAGCTCAGCAGCATGCAGCAAAAGTGATGTTGAGAAAGTACGCAAAACAGTTGCAATCCCTCGGCAGGGGAGCGCAATATGAGATGGTCTACAGCAAGTAGACTCTCTCTACTAGACCGAGGGGTAACCATTCCTTCCCCTGACAAGCAACAGGACTAGCCCGCCTGTGGTCGCCAAAGGGCTTTTTATTTGATTGTTTATGCAATAGACTTGAATTGTCATTATGGCTTATCGCATGGTGCGATAGCTGGTTCAAACATAGGAGAACTGTATCATGACAACTCATTTCACTTCGGGTGTGACCAATATTTCAGCAGACGGTACGTTAGGTAAGCTGAAAGCTCCGGCACCCCACAAATATCACGCTTACTTTAACGATTTTGACACCTATTTGGCGTCAGATTGGACAATCACTACAACTGAAGATGGAACAGGATCTGCTACTGAAGCGTTGACTGATGGCGACGGCGGCATTCTTTTGGTCACTAACGCTGCTGGCGATAATGATCACGACTTTTTCCAGTTAGTTAAAGAGGGATTCAAGTATGAATCTGGAAAGCAACTAGCTTTTAACATCCGATTCAAAACCAACGATGCGACACAGTCTGACATCGTTGCTGGCTTGCAACTTACGGATACTACTCCGCTAGATGTAACTGACGGCATGTTTTTTTTGAAGTCTGACGGAGCCGCTACGATTACTTTTGTCGTAGAGAAAGACAGCACTCAATCTACCTTGGATCTTCCAAACTCATTAGCTGACGACACATTTATGACTTTAGGTTTTGTCTACGATCCCAGAGATCAAAAATTCCATGTCTTTCAAGATAATGTTTTGGCTGGGACCGTGGTTAGCACCAACGCGCCGGACGATGAAGAGATGACTCTTTCTTTTGGAATTCAAAACGGTGCGGCTGCTGCGAAAACTTTGAGCGTCGATTACGTTGGCGGGTATAAAGAGCGCACTGCGGTAACTGAACTGTAGGAGTTAGATAATGGCTGACACTGTCACCTCACAGACTATTCAAGACGGCGAGCGAACCGCAGTTATGCGGTTTACCAACGTCAGCGATGGTACTGGCGAATCTGCGGTTAAAAAAGTCGACGTTTCGGCTTTGGCTAAAAATTCAGCCGGACAAGAATGCACTTCTGTAGACATTGCAAAAATTTGGTGGATGACTGTTGGTATGAGCGTCAAGCTAGAGTTTGACGCTTCTACAAGCGTTTTGTTAACGCACATACCAGCGGACAGCAGTGG